CCTTCTGCATCAAGACCGTGAATTGCCTTCAAGTCTTGTGCCAATTCCACAGTGTATTCAGCCTTCAATGCACGTGTCTTAGCGGTTACTGTGGTCTTTTCGATTGAGAAAGCCATTTCGCCGAATGCAGTTGCTCCACCTAGGTCTTCAGCAGTTGCTGTTGCGATACCGGTACCACGGGTGTATGTACCTGATACTGGGTTTGTACCTTCGTGTGTGCCTGTGCCTGAGAAGTCGGTGTCAGCTTCATTGAATAGAGCTTCTGTACCGTCTTGTGTTGAATAACGTGACTTCATGGCGAAGATAAGGCCTGTTGGACCGGTCATTGGTTGCACGCCGGCCACGTCATAAGCCATCAAGTTTGGAAGTGAACGACGAACCAATGAGATAAGGATTGGGTCGTAACGGTCAATTTCTGTTGCGCCTGAACCAGCGATGTTGTTAGCTGGAACTGTTTCGAAAAGAGCTTGCTTTTCTTCACGCATTGCACGTTCTTGGTTTTCAAGAACAACAGCTGTTACTGCACGCTTGTATGTGTCCTTGATGGATGGCATTGCGTCGTGGTCCAATACTGGAGCCCACTTCTTTTGTAGATTTTCTGAAAGAAACATTCTCGTTCTCCTGTTACTGTTTGTTTTGTTAAACGTTAATATTATTTATACAAGTGAAAATTTTTAGAACTTGGTGCGACTGATTCTTGCTGCATATTGTGCCACAGAACCAGAAGTTTCTTCCACAATTGGTTGTTCTTCTGGGAGTGTTGCATTTTCAACAACGGCCTTTGGGAAGTAGTTGCTCTTGATGACAGTCAACTTTTGTTCGAAAAGTTCTGGAGTATCAAATTCCACTTCTTCCACCAAACCACGGAGTTTTTCTGATTCAGTTTGTGCCAAATCAGATGTCACTTTCATGAACACAGCATCACGCTTGGATTCAGTCAATGCCTTCTTCAGTTCTACAGCTTCTGCAAATGCTTCATTGGCCACTGCGGTCAATTCTTCAATCTTGTTTTGCATTTCGCCGAGAACATCATATCGTTCTTCTGGTACTTCAATGTAGTTCTCTTGGAACAACACCTTGAGACCAGCGATGAAATCTTCTGTTACTTCGGTACGTAGACCGTTTTCAATGGCTAGAGCATTTTGTTCCACCCATTGTTCCACCACGTAGTTGAGGTAGGCATCCACCTTGTCAACTAGTTCTTGATGCATTTCAGCCACAACTTCTGCTGCTTGTTCTGCTAGCACATCTTCCATGATTTCCATTTCATGTGCCACACGTGCAGTTACAACAGCTTCAAACAATGAAGTTGCCTTCACCTTGAATTCTTCTGACAATTCAGATTCAGTTGAAAGAAGGTTTTCAATGTCCTTGGACAATTCTTCTCTCATCTTGGCCTTTTGTGCTTCCACACGCTTGGTCACATCACCTGATTGATATTGACCCTTGGCAGCACGAGCTGATGCTTGAGCACCTTGTACTTTCTTGGCGATATCACCTGACTTGTAGTTGGGACTCATGGCTTCTTCAACTTCTTCCACTTCAACTTCTTCAGTGGCATCTTCTTCCAGTTCCACTTCCACAGCTTCGAATTCTGCCTTTTCTTCTTCTGAAAGAGCATTGTATTCTTCTTCTGAGATGAACAGTTCTTCTTCTTCCATGTTTTCTTCCACTTCTTCCTTACGAACAGCCTTCATGGGAGGATTGGTCTTGCCATCATGCTTTTGTGCGGCTTCAGCACGCTTCTTCTTGAAGGCATCCATGGCTGATTGTACAGCAGGTGTAGGCTTGATGACCACAGCTTCTTCCACTTCAGCTTCTTCCTTGTACACGTTGCCAGCACTTGATGCTTGGTTCACAACTGATGTTGGATCAGCATGTGTGGTGTAGTTGGGAGCTGCACCGGCACCTTGGTGCTTAGGTTCAGGTTGCTTCTTTGCCTTGCTGGCTTGTGTCTTGCCTTGTGTTTCTTGGTCATCTTCTGAGTCGATGGCAGCGTCTTGTGAGGAACCTTGCTTCATGGGCTTGGATTCCATTGCACCTGCACCTGCAGCAAGATTGTTCACAGGGTTGCCAGGCTTGGCAGCACTTGTGACGTTCATCATTTGGATTGTTGGTGTTTCAGATGAACCTTGGGCCATGGCAGCAGCTTCTTTGTTGTTACCCATACCTGGGTAAGATTCTGCCACATCAGCCTTGCGATTCATCATATCACGAATCTTGTTTTCTATTGAGGCCATTTAACTATCTCCTAAAGTTAGTTACAAACGTTACTATTATTTATACAGGTTTACTTCTTGGAAAGACTGTTCATGAAGTTTTCAAACACTCGGAACTTCATTTCTTCCAGTTGTTGTTTTTTGGTTGATTCAATTAATTTTTTGGTTTCATCCATGTTCTGGTAGGTCCAGCTACCATTCACAAACATCCATTCTTTGTTTTCCATGATGCCTTGCACGAAGGCATCTGGGGCTGAAGGGTCTGCCACGATGTCAGCAGCTGTGGCCAAATAGAAGTCATTTTGCACTTCATTGATGCCACCTTCACGTTCCTTCAAGGTGCCCATGCCACGTGATGACACACCTAGTTGTGCGCCACCTTCAATCAATCCCCGAACAATGTTGCCCATGGGAGTGTTCAGAATCTTGGCACGACCGATGTAGTTGTTGCCATCTTCTTTCAATGAGGTGATGATGTGTGACACACGATCCAAATTGATGGTGGGACCTTCTGGGTGTCCCAGTTCACCAAAGGCACGATTGGAATCCACATATTCCTTCATGTAACGTGTGACTTCTTTTTCCATCACAGCCTTGGGATAGATTCTGTTGTTTCTGTTGGCCAGTTCACTTTGCAAGAACACACCTTCCAGATACAGGTCTTTGCTCTTTTCTTCTGTGATGATTTGTACTTGTTCAACTATTTCTGAAATCAGTTTCATTGTTCCATCTCCTTAGGTTAATGGATTCACGTGCTGTGTATCACCATAACCTGAAATCTTCACCAACTCAATGATGACGGTACCGCCACCTGCGGGTATTGCCACCTGAATGTTGCTGGTGTTTTCTCTGTTGTCAGCAAATCCATTGAATTCAAATTCTCTGGAACCTGTCATCAACCATAATGGCACAGAGTTGCGTGTGATGGTGGCATTGCCTGCAGGCACAGACCAATGAATGGCGCTGATGTTCACCACAGGTGTTCCTGCTGTTTGTGCTGCAGTCTTGATGGTGGTAAGTAAATTGATATCTTCTGTTGCATTAGCACCTGACACGGCAACAACAACATGGATGGGTGTGTTCTTTAATACGGTTATTGCCATTATTTGCTCCCTTCTTGAGGTCTTCTCTTTGTAGGTGTCTTACCTAGATTCACCTTGACGCCGCCCATCTTCATGGTGGCACCTGAAGGTGTGTTGCTCTTGCCTTTGTAATGATACATGGTCTTCACACCGCCACCCTTTTCTATACCCTTCTTGGTGAAGCCTTCAGGTGGACGGAAGAATTGTCTGGAGTTGGAGGTTCGTGGTTGACCTGCTGGCTTGCTGCCACGTGCACCACGTTCTGCATTTCTGAAAGGTGTGGCGTTGTACTCATCCACTTGTTCCTCTTCTTTAACGTAAGGAACCTTTGGTGTTTTTGCAGATGCATAATCAGAAATTTTCTTGTGTTGACGAACAGCTTTTTGAAATCTTTTATGTCCAGATTCGCCGCCATAGATGGAACCATATGCTGCTACTCTGGTTTTTTCTGCTGACTTATTGGCAGCTTTCTGGGCAAGTTCTTTGGAAATTTCATCCACTTGTTCCACTTCTTCTGACATCTCTGATTGCATGTATTGTGCTGCTGACACAAGGTAATCTTCTGCCAAGGTGATTTTGCTTTGCACCCATTCTGGAAGATTGGTGTCTTCCTCAAGCATGTCATGCATCATTTCTGCATTACGAATGATGGTGCGAAGTGAGGACTTGGCCATGTCACCTTCATAATCATATTCACCCTTGTCAGCTTCATCCTTGACAGCTTCCTTCATGGACATCTTGGTGGCTGTGGCATACATCACGTTCTTGGCATCAGCACCATAGCGTTTACGAAAGTCCTTGAAGTTCTTCTTCATGGACTTCACAATGTTTTCCCGCTGCTTCATGTCAGCGTCTGTCATGGTGGCTTCGTTCATGTTACTTGCCCTTCTTGCGCAACTTGGCTAGTACAGCACCTGCAATCTTGGCGCCACGTTCTTTGCCATACTTGCGAGATGCCTTCTTGGCAATCTTACCAAACATCTTGCCTGGCTTACCAATGTCCTTGCCAGCACGTGCCTTCTTGGCTGAGTAGGAAGCTTCAGTCACTTCCACTTCTTCTTTCATGCCTTTCTTTTTACGAAGCATCTTGAAGTCTTGAGCATCAATCTGGCCATTCTTGTTGGCATCAATCTTGTGTTGATTACCTTTCAAGGCTTCATCAACTTGTTCTTCATCACATTCAGCACATTGTTCTGTGTTGAACATGGAGGATGCCACTTCCACTTTCAAGGCATCCAACACTTCAGCAGCACGTGATTGCAGAATGTTGTTCAATGTGGCTTCAGCAGCAATATTGTCACCGCTGTCAATGTGGTCGATAAGATCCAACACAGTTTCATTAAGTTGTTCTTCCATTTGCATCTCCTCTTTGAGAGCGGGTTTCAATTTAGATACATGCACAGTCACAGGATAGGAGTTGTTGTCCATGACTTGGACATTCACATGGCCCATCAAGGAGGCACGTTCAGCTTTTTTATTGTCAGAGTCATCATGGCGGTAAATCACCTTGCCTGTGACTTTCTTTTTGTTGTGTGTGAAGGTGACTTGGTCACCAATTTTCACTTCATTGATTTCCATTCTTCTTCTCCGGTGGTGCTGGGAATGGTGTTCCCTTGGCTAGAATGTTTCCTGGTTGATTTGGATCTTCCAAGGGTTCTGAGTAGTCCAAAGACTTGGAGGCTTGTTCTTCCATTTCAGCATCCATCTCATCAATTTCTTCTTCAGTGAAACGCAAGATGTTCTTCTGAATGTAGCTCTTGGTCACATACTTGTTCATGAAAGGGTCCACCTGTGCCAACAACTCGATACGTGAACGCATGATTTCCTGGTCTTTGCTTTCTGTGTAGTAGGCATCTTGTGCGTACACATACTCAATGGATTCCACCATGTCCGTCCAATCCTGTTCTGTCAACACACCCTTCAGAATCAATTGTGTTTTCAGCAAGTCATGGAACATCAAAGCAAATTGACGACGAAGTTTGCCAATGAACTTGGTGAACTTCAATTCATCACGGGTGATTTCTGCTGCACGACCAAAGTTCAATCCACCTTGTTGTTGCAACCGTGACATGGGAACATTCAATGCCTGATACAACTTGCGTTGGAAATATTCAATGTCAGCAATCTCACCAAGATTCTGTCCTCCTGGCAAGGTTTGAATTTCTGTTCCCTTGCCACCTTCACGACGAGGCAACCAGAAATCTTCCAACATGCTCATGGCCTTCTTGTCATCTCGCAGTTCACCTGTGTTCACATCATACACCATCTTGTTACGATAGCGATTCATGATGTCCTTCAGATATTGCTCAGCCTTCAACTTGGGAAGATTGCCTACGTCAATATAGAAGATTCTTCTTTCAGGAGCACGAGCCAACCGATAGATGACCAAAGCATTTTCCATCATACGCAACTGATTGGCAGGCTTGATGGCTTTGTGTAGATAGCTCAACACCATTTGTTGATCCACATCAAACAACCCAGATGGGGTGTAACAGATGGCATCTTTGGTGATTTTCAATCCTTGCACTTGTGTGGACAGAGCCATGTTGGGGGACATATGAATGCCCTTTTCATTGTACATGAAAAACTCTTCCACACCCTTCACGAATTCCACACCCGTCTTGGGTTCTTTCTCTTTGATGACGTTACGTACTTTCTTGATTTTTCTTGGGTCAATGTACCGAATGTCTGTCAACCCTTGCTTGGGTTTTGCGGTATCAATCACCTTGTGAAAGTACATTCTGCCATCAATGTACCAACGTCGAAAATAATCCTGACCTTTGTCCTTGAAATGCAACAAACTTAGGATGTTGTCAAATTCCTGTTCAATGCTCTTCTTCACAGAAGCAGACACCTTGACATTTCGTAAATCAATTTTCAAGGCATCTTCATTGTCCAGATTGGCAATGGCTTCATTCACCACATCATCAATGGCGGCATCCACATCCGCCATCAATGAGATATCGCGGTAACGCTTGATTTGTTCTGATTCATTCTTGGCAGCACCTTCCAGATCCAGATAGGATCCGTAGTAACCGCCGGCTTTGATGGTGTCTAAGGCACCGTCATCAGAAGGTGGCACAAACGAACGCTCAGTTTGTGCCGGTTCCTTCCGCTTGATTTGATATCCAAATATATCCATAATATTTCTACCTATCCTACGTTAAGGATTAAACAGGTGTCACATCAAAATGTGAGTATTGGAACGTCACATTGAATTCTGAAATCACATCGTTTGCTGAGTAGGCCAATGCCACTTCAGAAACAGTAATTGGGAATGAGTTGAAAATGTTGTAGGTGCGAATGACTTCATCATTACGATCCAGTTGTTCCACAGCCAGGTCACACATATATGTAGCTGGTGCCAATGAGCCGCCGTTGTTTTCACGGTTGTTCATCAAGTTGGACCATGATTCAAACAAACGACGAAGCTTCATGCTGGTGTCGTTCAACACGGTAATGGTCCATGGATCAAATGTGCGTTCACCAGCCATCTTCACTTCACGACCACGATATTGCACGATGGTTGGGTTGACGTTGGATGCTGGCAAGGCTGCAGATGTTACAAGTAGTGAATCATCACTGGCACCTGCTCCTACAGCAGCAGGGAAAGTTAGTGTCACTAGGAATTGGTTGGGACGTGCACCACCTGCGCCTAACTTACTTTTAAATTGTGAAATATCCATTTGTTTCTTCTCCTAGAAGTTATTGATTAGGCGCCCACAACTTCTTCAAAGCTCACGCCTGTGCGTGTTGCAATGAAGTTCAGTGATATAAAGTTGATGGAACGAGCTGGCTTGATGTAGATGTCAGCCACGAATTCGTTACGGTCGATGACTTCACCTGTGTTGTTGGTTTCATCACATATCACACGGAAGTCAGTTAGGCCTCGGCGACCTTGCACATCACGCAAGAAAGGTTCCACCAAGTTACGGAATTGAGCACGTGTGAAGGCGTCATTGAATTCAAACAATTGAAACTTGGCTGCTGTGGCAATAGCCTTTTCCAGCACAATGAACAACCGACGAACGTTGATTCTATCGAAAGCTGATGGCTTGGCAAGCAATGTCTTGTCA